TACGACGATATCCTCGAAAAAGCCTGCCAAGCATGGATGTTCTTCGCCAACGACAAGGAGCAGGTCGCTTCAATCACCACACGCCAATGGGCAAAGGTCAATCTTTAGCGCCGTTGGTATTACACGGCCGGCGCCGCAAGTTGATTTTTCGAAAGGCTTGAAACATGACAGACATTCCAGCGCCCGGCGGACAGTCACAACCGGGCAGCGGCCAGCAGCCGGGCGGTGCGGCGCCTGCCGGCGGCAGCCAGCAGCAGCCAGCAGCTTGATCAACTCGATCGGCAGGCCCAGCAACCTCCAGAGAATCCCCGATCCAGAGGTCACAGCCCATCGCGCGACACTCGCGAGGCGGCCGCGGCGCGCGCGGCTGGCGGCAAGCAGCTGGGCACCGAGCAGCAGAGCGACCAGCAACAGCAGCAAACGCCCGGCTCCGATGAAGTGCAGATCGGCGACGTCAAAATCAGCCCCGACAAATTCAAGGCGATCATGCAGCGCCAGGGCGAGATCGATGCCCGCGAGATCGGGCTGCCAAAAGACGCGAGTGGCTACGAACTGAAGGTCCCTGAAAACTTCAAGCTGCCGGCAGGGTTGAAAACTTTCGAGTTCAACAAGGACGATCCGTTCTTGGCGCAAGCGCGGCAGTTAGCGCACGAGCGCAAAATCGATCAGTCGACATTTTCCGAAGTGCTCGGACTTTACGCCGGCGAGCGCATCGCCGAGATGACCAAGATCAATACCGCGCGCACCGCCGAAATTGCCAAGCTCGGAAGCCTCGCCCCAAGTCGTATCGACGCCGTGAAAACCTGGGCCCATGGAGTCTTGGGTTCCGATCTCGGCGGCGCGATCGAACAGATGCTTGTCACGGCGAAGCACGTCGAGGCTTTCGAAAAGATCATCGACAAGTTTTCACGCCAGGGCGGTACGCCGTACAGTCAGGGCCACCGCGAAGGCGAGCCACCGGCGGGCAAAATCCCCGGCTACGCGAATATGTCGTTCGAGCAAAAACGGGCTGCGCAGATGGCCCTCAACCCGCCAGCACAACGGACGTCTCGCGAGATCCGGTAAATAACCTGACCTCCGCGGTCAGAAAAAGGAATGCACGATGGCGCCGGAAGCCGAGAGGTCGGAAATGATTTGCTGCCTTTGTGAAACGCGCAGCGCGGGCCGCATCATTGGCAACATCCCGATCCCGCTTTGCATTCGGTGTCGAACGACGCAGTTTGAAAGGATAGCGGCGGCTGAACCGGCGCCGATCACGGTCCTATCAAACCCCACCGGACTCGATCTCTTGATCCAAGATAGCCTGATGCGCGCCGCATGTGGCTTGCTTGCGCGCCCACTGGGAGCGGCTTGACCGATGGCGACGCTTTCCCTGGATCGCGTAGCGGTGGAAGCTTGCTCGCGAGGCTCTTCGCGGCGCTACCTGGCGGCAGAAAACAAAAGACTGCTCGCTGAACTCACCAACGCGCGCGACCAGCACGCCAGGTTTGATGAGCGCGAGGCCGCCCTTTCGGCGCGTGAGCAAAAAGTTGCGGAGGGCGAAAAGAACGCGGACGTCGCGCTCGCCGATGCAAACGCACTCAAAGCCAAATGGGAAGGTAGGATGGCCAAGCTGAATACCAATCTCGCCGACATGGACTAAGGGGGCGCCACGCCGCGGCTTTTGTGCTGGTCGTTTCTGCCGGATTTTCGAAACTCACGCGTCGTTAAGAAATGTCGAGGTAAGCGGATAAATGCTCGACGATGATCGAAAGCCAGCCGTCACCGCGCAATCTGCATTACCATCCGCGGGACTGCCCGCCGGCGAGCGCGTCCTGGGCGTGGCGCGCGACTGTAACGAACTCATCGAAATATATCGGCAGCGCAAGGCCGAGCTCCAACTGACAGACAAGTTTTTCGACGAATGCAGCGGCCTCGCGCGCGGTCACATCGGCAAGTTGCTTGGCAGGGCTCAGATTAAGCATCTGGGTTCGGCATCGATACACGCCCTCAACTGCAGCTTGGCGGTAAAATTTATTGTCGTCGTCGATGATGACACCGAGAAAGTGATGCTCGGGAAATGGGAGCGTCGCTCGCGGCCGCTGCCTCGTACTGCCTCCCGGGAAGCACCACTTGGAAAAGTGACGATGAAGCGTGTGCGCCCGGTCATGTTGCGCGAACTGTCTCGACTCGGAAACGCCGCGCGGCAGAAGGCCTTGGCGCCATCCCATCGCCGGCGAATCGCACGGCTGGCGGCGAAGGCACGGTGGGCGAGGACAGCATGAACGACCGCACCCTCGCCACGCCGCCGCGCTTAGCATCGCGCAGCACGCTCGACCCCGCCGACATTGCGGCCGAGCGCCTTCGCCGCGGGCCGCCGATCGTCAAGCTCGACGCACATGGGCGCGAAATATACGAGCCCGACGGCGCGGTGCTGACCCGATTTGTCACCAGCGATAACAAAGTCGACATTTTGCAAGGACCGGTCGGCAGCGGGAAAACCGTTGCGATGTTTCGGCGGCTCGGTCGGCACGCGATGCAGCAGGCGCCGTCGCCGCGCGACGGGCTGCGCAAGACGCGCTGGTTTGTGGCTCGCAGCACGTTTCCAGAATTGAAGCGAACCACAATCAAAACTTGGCGGCGCGTCTGGCCGGCAAACCTCTACGGCGAAGTGCTAATGGGCAGTCCGCCGCGGCACGATATCAGCTTCGGCGATGTGCGCATCGAGGTGGATTTCCTAGCGCTCGACGACGAGGGCGACATCAGCAAACTGCGCAGCGCTGACTATACCGGCGGCTGCTTCCATGAGGTTCAGTACACGGATCTCGAACTTTTCAGAGAGGGCCGGTCGCGGACCAATCGCTTTCCGGAAGAAGGTGACGGCGGCGCTAGCTGGCACGGAATTCTCGCCGATTGTAACGCGCCCGACGAGGATCATTGGCTCGCGGTGATGACCGGACAAGTTGATCTGCCGGAAGGACTGACGCCAGAGGAACGGCGCGCGATGCAGTGGCCGGCAACTTGGGGATTTTTTCTACAGCCGCCGGCCACGATCAAGATCCGCGATCCGCGCGGTCAATTCATCCGGCACGAGGTCAGCCTGGTCGCCGAAAATTTGCGCTGGCTCGCGTCCGATTACTACCTCGATCTGCTTGAAGGAATGGAATCGGATTGGATCAACAACCGGCTTGGCAACGAAACTATTTTGGTCGCCAGCGGCAGTCCTGTGTGGCCAATGTTCCGGCGGGAATTCCATGTGAGCCGTGAAGTCTTGCGGCCCATTGCTGGCCACGATGTTTTAGTGTGGCTCGACTTTGGGCGCGTCTTTCCGGCGGTGCTGTTCGCGCAGGAGGTGAACCAGAAAATTCTCGTCCAGCATGAGATCCTCGGGTTCAACGAAGGGGCGACAATTTTCGCGCCGAAGGTCAAACGGTTTTTAGAGCAACATTATCCCGGCAGCACATTCCGTTGCGTCGGCGATCCGAAGGGCCGCGACAAGGGTCAAGCGACCGAGCAATCGAGTTATGATATTTTTCGCGGGCTCGGGATGCCGGTGATGCCGGCGCCGGTTAAGGCCAATGATATCGCGACGCGGCTCGAGGCGGTAGCCTTCGCGCTGAACGACAATCCCTCGGGCTTTCCGCGGTTGGTGATCTCGCCGCTTTGTCGCACGCTGATCGTCGGCATGGCCGGCCGCTATCATCTACTGCGCGAGGAAGATGGAGAGCTACGGCCGAAAAAAGACAAATACTCAAACTTGTGCGACTGCCTGCAATACGGTTGCCTCGCGCTCGGCGAGGGGCGGCGGATGGCCGGCCTCACCGCGTTAACGCCCAAGCCCGTTCGCGTCATGCCCGAGCGCAAGAACCTGCGACGGGTGTCATGACAAAACGAAAACTCGGTCGTCCCCGCAAACCGCCAGGCGCGCCGGTCGACCACAAGCTCACGCCGCGGATGCGCACCGCCATCATCGCACTTGTGGAAACCGGCAAGGATATGGAAGCCGCCGCCGCCGAGGCTGGCTTGACCGCAAACGCGATCTACAAGGCCATGCGACACGCGCCGGCGCGCGAATTCTATAACGCCGAGCTCAAGCTGCTGTTGACCGCTGCCAAGGCCAAGGCCGCGCACACGTTGATCAAGGAGCTCGACGGGCCCAACGCTGCGAGCCGCGTTGCTTCCGCGCGCACGATCTTGGAGGGTGACAAGGCGGCTCCGATTAGCGCCGGCATGCCGCAAGCGCCGGGATTTAGTATTCTCATCGTCGACGGCCGCGCGCAGCAGAACACCATCGACGTGACGCCTAAGCCGGCTGTTGATGAAAGTTCCGAAGAGGACTAACGGTTGACGCCGTGAGGCCGCTCAATGTCGCGCTATGTTCTCAAGATTGGCGACCGACGGATTGCCGTATTCGATGCGCCAGACTATGAACGCGTTGAGGCCCTTAGAAAATCCGACGAATTGGAAAATAGGCTGAAAGACTGCACCAGCGAAGGAGCGCCCCTATGGGATGGTCTTACGCCACTTGAATTTTTACGGGCTTCTCCCGAACAAGAGCAGAAATGGCAAACCGTTCATCGAAGAAGAAACGCAGAATTTGGACTTGATGACGACCAGGGTCTGGCCGCTTGGCTGATCCCAATGGATAGCGGCGACGACTCGATTACATTCAAAGATGATTGGGGACTGTGGTGAGGGAAAGATTAGGGCCGCACCACGAACACAGTGCCCGCCAGCAGCTATGCCGATGATTGAATATGCACCGTTGTCCGACGGGGGCGCGGCGTCTGATGATGACTGCGCCGGCTAAGCTTGTAGGCTTGGGCGGCACTTATTTCTTGCTCCCGCGCGGTATCAGCCGGACGCCGTGGGGATCATGGGTAATCTCGACGCCTGCTTTGCGCAGCACGTCGATCACACTCTCAACATTCCCAGCATGACCACGAATCGACTTGTTCCCGCTGGCCTCCATGCGGTGCAGCGTGCTCGCATCGATCTTAGCCTTAGCGGCTACTTGCCGCTGTTCGAGCCCCGCCAAAGCACGGGCGGCCTTTAACTGGTGTCCTGTGGGCAATTTCACCTCCAGAGCCTACTATATGTAGGCGCTATATATCAGGCGATTATGCCTTATACAATGCTGATATGCAATCTATCTTGCATTTCGGCTTGGTCAGTGCTTTGATTCCGGGGAAATCACGTAACCAAAGGAGCCCCCATGCAGACCACAACAACCCGCCGCGCCATCCTGGCCGGCGCCGCTGCACTTCCCGCGCTCGCCGTCCCTGCGTTTGCCGCCGATCCCGCGCTTTCCTTCGAGGAGGTAAAACGACTTTACGCTGAGCTCGACCCTGAAACTAAAAAGTTTTTTCGGGCGTTGACGTTGCAGGATGCGCCCGCCGAAATCACCGATATTGATCCCATTCTTGCCGCGATTGAACGGCATCGGCAAATCGAGGCCGCCTACGTCGCCGCCTGCAATGAGCATGTCGAGAAGGCCAGAGAGTCGGCCAGAGAAGATCGGGTGGTCAAATTGTGTCACAGGTCGAGCAACGCGCTCGGCGAGCTCGTGGCGATGACGCCGACAACGGTCGCCGGATGCGCAGCCGTGCTGCGCTATCTGGAAACTCACGAGAAATCTTATGACGAAGCCGTTCTACTCGGCAACCACAACGACAACGTTAGCGTTCCGGCGCGGGACCTGCTTTCACGCATCGCGGCGATGCTCGACGCGGCGGTGCAATCATGAGGAAGCCGGCAAAGAAGGCCGCGAAGAAACCGCCGAAGGTTGCGGCGCGATCGGCCGGCGACCAAGCCATGCTGTCAGCCCTCGGCAATCTTGAAGAGCCGATCCGCGATCTAGAGCGAGCGGCGAACGTCGCGTACTTGATGACGATGCACGAAGAGGAAGCCGGAAAGGAAGCCGAGGGTTTGGCGCTGTTTGCCGTCTGCCAAGTTGAGCAGCTTGCAGCCAATCTCTGCAAGCAATTCTATCGTGCCTACGAAGGCAAGGAGGTGCAATCATGACCACCACCACATCCCGCCGCGCCGTCTCTGCGGTCGCGATTGATGCCGATCCTGCCTGCGCAGCGATCAAGCGGTATAAAGTATTCGATGTCGAATCAGCCGCGAACGCGGAACAAGAGCCGTCCGGACGGTCCCCAAAATATCCCGCTTGGAAAGCGAAGCGCGACTCGGACATGAAAAAGTGGAACGCTTTGCGGAATGCCATGCTGCAAACCGTACCCACGACGCGCGCGGGCGCACTCGCACTGATAGCCGCGGTGACTTCTGGGGATTATGTAGCGAAGGGGGATATTGATGCAGAGGATGCATTGATTCTGCTAGGTACCCTCGCAAAGGCTGTGCCGGCTCACGCCTAGCACGATGCATCAAGTTGCGGGCTCGCCGTTCCCGCGGCGGGCCCATGATCCTGCCCAACCTGCCGCTTTTTCCCCGTGTCCTAATACCCGGCTGGCGCGATTAACGCACCGGCGGCGTTCCCTGAGGCTCGATTGCCGCGTCAATGATGCGTGCCGTGTGTCTTGTGCGCGATCCTGACAGCGAGATTAGCTCGTGCCTTGGCGTCGACTTTGCACCCTGTGGATTGCTTCCACTTTCGCAATTCGTCAACCGTCAGGATGACCTTGATAACCTGCTCCTTCAAAGGACTGCCGAAGGCCTCAATGCCAGCCTCCGCATTGGCGAGCCATTCTGCATGGGTAGCCTGGAGATCGGGACAGACGCGCTTGATCTGGCGCCATTCGTCTGGTCGAAACCACGCAACCGCGATCATAGAAATGTTTGATCGTTCCATATCCCGCCTCATCGCGATCTCGCCCCAACTTTGACAGCATAGACCGCGCGCAACACCTATGCGCGGCCCCGCGCGTTCCTAATCGAGTCGCCGAGGCCGGCGTCTTTCGCTCGCCTGTTGAAGATCACGAATATCTTTCACCGCCACCTTACGAGTGACCCGACTTTCTGAAAACCAGCCTCGTTCCGCGTCTCGCCATATCATAGTGACCTTGATCAACTGGCCGGCCTCTGAGTGCCCAAATGGATCGAAGCTCATCACCGCGACCGTTTCCGACTGACAAGGCTTTACTACAAGAAGCGGGCGCTCTCTAGGAGCTCCGCGCTGCGCGATTACAGCGCGCGCAATGTCCTCGACTGAATCGCCATGAGAAAATCCGAGGAGCGGCGGGGACGCCTCGACGTTCTCGACGATGATGGTGGCAGAACGCGTGTTCGAAATCCGTAGCGCAAGGCCGGTGTCGCTCGGCTCGAAATTCATCTCTGGCGCGGTACCGACAACGCGCTGATAGCCCCCCTTGATGCCGGTGAAAACGATTTTGGCTGGCCCAAGAATACGAGCGATGCCTAGCCACTCGAGGAATGTCATTTAGGCGCCCCTTCCGTCTGTTGGATGACGAACTCACGAGCCTCACCAGGCCGTTTCCGTTTTGCCGCCGATGCTTCCCCGTGGCTTCCCCGCTGGAAAGCCCGGGAAGCGCAGGGCTGACAGACTGCCGAGAAGTTGTTGATATTGTGGGGTTTATTTGGTCGGGGCGGCGAGATTTGAACTCACGACCCCCTGTCCCCCAGACAGGTGCGCTAACCGGGCTGCGCCACGCCCCGACCGGAACGGCGCGGACTATAGGGATGCGCCCATGCCCGCGCAACAAC